CATAAGCACCGCCACCGCCGCCGTATCCATATCCTGATCCAGCGCCGCCGCCGCCAGCACCCCAACATTGAACATTAACCGTATAGCTAGTAACTCCAGGCGGTCCACCGGCAGATACTATAGTGGAATCGGTATATCCCCATGGATACCAAGTAGTATTACTATTACTGAATATTATAACTTGATAGGTTGGGGTAGAACTTGGGTAAGAAATAATAATCTTACCGCCCCTACCAGCAGCGCCAGCGCCAGCGCCGCCACCAGGATAACCGCCGGTAGCGTCGAAACCGCCCCCACCGCCACCTAACGGAAAATTACTAATTCCAGTGTTACCAGAAGTACCGCCGGCAACATTTCCGTTATCTCCAGTACCACCAGTAGAAGACGTAGAAGAACCGCCGACTCCATCTGGACCGGCAGAACCGCCCCCACCACCGCCCTGAGCGGCTGTTGCACCGTTTCCACCATTATAAGTAATGGTTCCAATAGCACCAGAACCGCCTGAACCGCCGGAAGTACTACTAGTTCCACCCCCACCGGGAGCATTTATAGTCGTACTACTAATAAACCAAGTAGACTGTCCATTCGCTCCACCTGTACCGGCAGCGCCTACTTGAAACTGATATGTAGTTCCTGGTGTGACTGCTAACTGTGAAGAAGCATAGGAACCACCGCCAGCACCGCCGTCTGTGGTAGATGCAGAACTACCTCCACCACCCCAGCATTGAACATTAATATTGTTAATACCAACCGGTACTGTCCAATAGCCAATACCGTATCCGTGTGTATATATAGTGGTATAATTTTGTTTTGGATGAACGGTGATTACTATCTGACCGAAACCAGCACTATAGCCGTTTCCACTAGTCGAGCCGCCGCCGCCACCGCCTACAGAGCCGCCGTAATTATTAACAGGTCCGCCACTACCGCCTAAAAGGACATTAGTAATACCACTAGCGGAAACATTTCCATTATCAGCAGTGCCGCCTGTAGTTCCAGAGGCGTTTCCGCCTGGACCGTCAGGACCGGCAGAGCCGCCAGCGCCACCCGAAGAACTACCATTGCCACCGCTATATACTGTAGTTCCTACAGAATTAGAGGCTAAACCGCCTGCGCCACCTGTAGAGGTACCACCGCCAGCGCCACCAGCAGCAGAGACAACACTAGAAGAAGAAAACCAAGTATTTCCCCCGGCAGTACCGCCAGCGCCACTTGATCCACCATTACCAAATCCACCGACTTGGTAATTATATAGCGCTCCATTGGTAATATTTAGACTTGAAATCTGGGCATAAGCACCGCCGCCGCCGCCACCACCAGTTGTTCCTCCTGCACCGCCGCCGCCGCCACCCCAACAAGCAACGGTGACAGAATTAATGCCTGGGAAGGGACAAAACCAAGAACCGGATAGATTTGTAGTACTACTATTCTGTATTACGAATTGAGATATATTTGATGTACCGGAAACAGCCCAGCTTATTTTAATAAGTCCATCAGCGCCATTTGCGCCTCGGCCGCCACCGCCCGCTGGAAGACCGCCAGCACCGCTAGAACCGCCACCACCACCGCCATTATCATAACTTATACTACCGGCATTACCGGAGGTTCCACCAGCACCACCGCTAGCATTACCACCAGTCCCGCCAGTGGAGCCCGATCCAGCACCACCAATACCGAAGGGACCAGCACCACCGCCCGCGCCGCCAGAACTAGAGCCAGCACCACCGGCATATACAGTAACACCTGTGGTTCCTGTAATTCCTCCAGCACCACCGGCAGAAGAGGTTCCTGGTGAACCTCCATTGGCGTTTATAGTAGTACTACTATTAAAATAGGTAGCACCGCCAGCCGTTGGAGTAGTTCCACCAGTCCCATGTGAACCTACAACTACTGTATATGTCGTACCTGGAGTAACGGATACAGTACCCTTGGAATAAGCACCACCGCCACCGCCACCGCCATTAGTATATCCACCACCGCCAGCGCCCCAGCACTCTACAGTGACACTGGTTACACCGGCAGGACAGGTCCACCATCTTTGTGCAGGGCCAAGTAAATATGAAGACTCTACAGCCTGATTGCCGTTTCCTCCGCTTCCGCCAGAAGAAGGCGGTGTAAGCTCAAATATAATTGGATAATCAACTACATTGTATGTAATAGTATTGGAATTATTACTTGTCGCCTGAGCGGTTGTACCAAGTATTGGGTCATAAACATTAATATTATAATTACTACCCAATTGAAGGGTAATTGATGTAGGACTAACAGTTATTTCGCTTCCGGTCGGGTAAGCCCTTGACCAGTCATTTGCTTCAATCCATACGACTATATCAAATCGACCATCTGCCTGTTGATACAGGATTTGATAGCCATTTGGTTCTGCCTGAACATTTCCAGGTAAACCGGAAATAGTATACTGTAATGAATTAGTAGCTGATTGTCGGACACCACCAGCGCTTAAAATGCTTGTAAAATTATGTATAGCATTTGCTGCTGTTTTCTTATTCCAACTATAGTCAAAAAGTCCGAAATTACTTTCGGGGTCTGTTGCTCCATTATTACGACTATCTACTAATTCATATATGTATGTTCTAGGATTACCATCACGCTGACCATCCATATAAGCATTAAGTAATTGCTTAGCTGCCGTAAGTTGGTCAACACCACCATAACTATGAGTTGAGTCATCCCCACCTATAGTTGTAAGACCGACCTCAGTAAAATTAACTGGCTTTCCGACTGTCGAATCTTGAGCATATCCAGTACTAACTGTCCAAGAATAGCCGGCGGAATTGTACCACGGTCCTGTAGAATTCCAGTACCAATGGACATTTCCGTAATCGGCATAACTGGTAAATGATCCGGAATAACTAGTCTGATTGGTAGAAGTACCGGCCATAGACGGAGCTACGACCTTAACTCCAGAACCGGCTAATGTTGTACTACCACTAACTACTGTATTTTGAACAGAACTCCAAATTGCCTGTTGAAAGGCAACGTTTCCAGCCGTTCCGGAAGAGCTACCAAAAGTGAAACCGGAATCTTGCTCGTTGGCTCCTTCTAAAGCATCAATGCAATTTCCATATGATGAAATATAAGAAACACATGCAGAAGCTGCGGCATTAATTTGTGATTGCGTAAATCCAGAGGAAGTTGCTGTAAATACAAAAGAAGCTTTAATTCCGTTAGCTAATAGCTCATCTAATACTGCTTGGCGATTAGAATTGTTTAATTCATTACCAAAATCATCTCTAATATGATTAACGCCAAGATACTTCAGAGCATTAAGAGTAGTAGAGGTGGGATAATTGGTTGTTAAGTATGGAGCGGCCCATGCCGTGTGTGTATTTACACCTAAACTATCTATAAGGGAGAAATTTGTAAGAGCTTGTGTGGTGGCGTTTGGTGTAGTTACCTCAAATATAATAGGATGATCTACTATATTGTAAGTCAATGTAGTAATTGAATTATAATTCGCCTGAGAAGCTGTTCCGACCATGGGGTCAAAAACGCTTACATTCTGTGGCGTGGCGAAATTTATAGTAATAGAGGTTGGAGAAGCTGTAACTTCGCTATTAGTACTTGTACTCCAGCAATACGGTTCAACCCAAGCAATAATATCGAAGCGGCCATCGTTTTGCTGATACAGCATCTGATAGCCGTTAGGAATTGTAGCTGTAGTAGAAGGTAGGCCGGTAACACTATAGTTTAAACTACCCGGAGTACCTGTAAGGGTTCCGCCAGCAGTTAGAATAGATGTAAAGTTATGCAGCGCTGTAGCGGCTGTCTTTTTATTCCAACTATAGTCAAATAGACCGAAGTTACTTTCTGGGTCTGTTGCTCCGTTATTTTGACTATCAGCAAGTTCGTAAATATAGACCTTTTTATTACCAGCCCTTTGACCATCCATATAACAGCATAGGACGTGCTTGGCCTGTGTCGCTTGGTCTACACCACCATAGCCGTTGGCATTTATACCAGTAGTCGTTTCACCGGTTTCTGTAAAACAGACCTGGTGATTACAATATGTTGATGCAGCCGCATCCGCCATCATGCCTTCCCAGTTATATGGGTTGCCATAGGCGTACCACGGTGTATTACCGTTAAAATACCAGTGAACGTTAGCGTAATTACAGTAGTTTGTTACATTTGAATAGTTAGAATAGTTTGTAATACCGGCAAGGCTAAGATTGATAACACTAACACCTGCATTGGTTAGTGTGCTGTTACCTTGAACACCATTCCAAAGAGCCTGTTGAAATGCTACGTTACCAGCAGTTCCAGTCTGCCCGTTAAAGCTAAAACCGGCATCTTGCTCGTTTGCACCTTCAAGAGCAAAAATAGCTTTAGAGCCGTAGCTAGTAATATAACTAGCGGCTGCCGAAACCATATTATTGATAGATGTTTGTGTTTGGCTATTATTAACAATATCAACACTGACACCGTTAGCCAATAACGTAGCATAAACCGTTTGGCGATTGGTATTGTTCTGTTCAGAACCCCAATCGTCCCGGATATGATGGACGCCGATATACTGAAGGGCGGCTAGAACACCAGCCGTGGGGGTATAGTTTGAAGTTAAATACGGACCCGCCCAAGCCGTATGACAGTTGACGCCGAAGCTATCAATAAGAGCGTAGTTAGTTATCGCCTGCGTAAGCGGCATATTTCACCCGCTTTTGTGAGGTGCTGGGGGCCGAAGCCCCCAGTCTCAGGAGGCTATTATTTTTACGCCACGTTCAGGGTTAGAGTAGAAGCTGCGAAGGAGGCAGTAACACCTGACGGGATAGACTGTTGGATGACCTTACGGACCATGCCATCACCAGTAGATGTGGTGTTGACACCGGCAGTAAATGTGTCTGTAGAACTGTTCGCAACAGTAAGGATGCCCGACCAAGAGCCGCCAGTAGAAGGTAGGGTACCACCGAACTTTGAGGTAACAACAACGGAGTCGTTGTTGTTGTAACCATGTGCGTGAACAGTAATCACACCCGGAGAAGCAGACGTACAGGTAAACGGAAGCCAGTTATAGTTTCCGATATAATCCCACATTAGCATATTACCGGAAGAGGAAGCATCGTAAATCGCAAAAGCGACTACAGTACCCCAGTTGGCGGTAGCAGCAGGGAAGGTAATAGATGCACCGTTAGTCACGTTCACAGGAGTAACGGTCGGTTCTGTACCCGACGAAGCGGAAGCTCCAGGGAAGGCAGAGAACATAAGTGTATCTGTACTACCGTTCGATGCGTGTGAAGCAGACGCTGTTAGAGTAACAGTAGTACCAGAAACAGAAGACACAGTACCAATGTTTGTGAGAATACTGGTATTATTGTCGAAGACATTAACGCCAGAGCCATTAGTACCGAGGGCGGTCAACCAAGCCGGGGCGGTAGCGTTTAGAGTAATGGTTGTACTAGAAGTAGTCCATGCCGCGTTGGCTGTTAGCTGACCGGCAATCTGAACACGGGCGTAAGAACCGCCAGAGACTTCAGTACCACCCGTACCAGCATCCGAAGTCGGAGCGGTAGTAAAGAGAGCCAGGAAGCGAGAAGTCGAAGTCGGATAAGGCTGTTGTCCAGTCGTAAAGTTTGCCGTTGCTTCAGCAAGATAGTCAGACTGTCCAGCGTCAAAAGACGAAACGCCTTTAATTAGACGGCGTTTGCTAAACAGTTCAGGATACATAGCCTCCAGCGAAAACATAGTTCCGCGAGGATTGATTTCACTGTAGGGACGAAGGATACGGGTCATTGCTTTGTAGCCCATGGTTGATTTGAGTGCCATTCCTTCCAGATACGAAGTACTTCTTCGTCCGAAAGGCGAAAGGTTTGACTGACTGATTCTAGGGTATGACCCTTATACGCCATCTCCACGAGTTTATCAGTCATCGTCAACCGTGAAGTGGTGTTCTTTGAAGTAACGTTGGTGTTTTTCGCCGTGTTCATCTTCATATTCTACTTTATACTGTACTTCTCCGGTCTCTTTGTCCACCTCATAATCAGTCACCACGCCTTTAATCGGGGTGACGACTTGAATTATACGGGTGCCTTTGGGTATAGCCATAATTACACCGACAACGAATAGGTGACGTTAATCTGGTCACCGGCCGATACAGTTTTGTTACCACCAGTAAAAGCACCACAGGAGAACAAAGTACCAGTAGTACTACCAATAGTACTAGAAGCACCAGTCCCAGTAACGATAAAACACCCACCAACAGTTCCTGAGCTAGTTATACTGAATATTACAGCAGAAGCGGTTGTTTTGGAACCGCCTGTAGCAGAAGACCAACTAGGAGTGGGTCTTGGAGATGTATAGGTTGGGGCATTAGCATTACCCACTTCTAACCATCCCCCATGAGAAGACATAGTATCAGTAGCGGTTGGGGCAGGAGAGGCGTTTACAAGACCCATATAGGGTCCTACCGCCGTAAAGCTCGATCCCGTAAAAATGGTATCAAGCATTAAATTCTTGCCGACGTTTACTACTAGATTATCAATCGTATCAAGCCATTTAAGATTTCCGTCTTTATCATAGCATTGAATTTCGAAAGTTCCAGTAGTAGTTACGTTGTCTCTCGCAGAATGTCCAAGAGAAACACCAGCACTACTATTCGATACTAAATGGTCTTCTTTACTACTCATTTTCGTACTTACCCTGACGACGAGCTTCGTCTAGAAGGCGATTTAGTTCGAAAGGCGTCATCAGGACTATATCATCAACCAACTCTTTAGAGAAGAGTTGGTTACCGACATCCTTTAACGCTGACATATTAGCAGCAGTTCGAACATTAGCAAAGTAAATAAGATTGTAATTTTGCTTTGATAGTAACTGGGGTTTATGTCGTATCATCATTTGTCAACTAAGTCCCAGTCCGGGGATAATGGGCTCTGCCCAGCATCTACAGTTGTAGATGCATCCTGGTAAACAAACAGTTCCATCCGATAGGTGTGGGGGTTCGTCCCACCTAAACACTCTACCTTCCATCTCTCTGTGGGATTTACGAACCATACTGTCGCGACTTGTTCGCCAGATTGCTTGTTCTGATCCAATGCTCTGAGCGCGGGCTCTAGTGAGGTTAGTACTCGCTGTAGAGATTTCAGTTCTCGCGATAAGATTTGCTCTAGATCGCGTGACCTGTTCCGTCGCCATAACTTCTTTAGCCAGTTCACGGGCTCGTGTCCCTTCTATCATACTTTCGAGTACTAGTCCGTGTACTCTGTCGCCAGCCTCTATCGGTAGTGATCTAATAAGCTCCACTTGTCTATTCATGAATGTTTGCAACGCTACGCCGGTGGGGGCATTCTCAAGCTCATACCGCATCTGACGGCCCATCAATCGCGCGTGGGCGGCCCACCCTTGGCGCTCTTTGATGACAAGCTCTGCCCCTATCCTTCCGACTGTTGCCTTGGCCCAAGGCGTCAGAACATCGGCGTAGCGTTGCAGTTGAGAACGGAGAACAGGTAAGTCCTGAACCTCTCCGCTCCAACCTTCGATTAACATACCGATTTGCTTAGCGACTCTACGAAGTTGAGCCGCATAACGGTTTTCTAGTGATCTCGCTCTTACCGGATTAGTAAAAGTGACACGAAAGTCAGCGGTATAATTACCGTTTTTTATTGTTTCCAGGCTTTGGTTTCGGCGCTGGGTTCTTTCCACGCGGCCGAATTTCCTGATTTCCAAATGCTGGGTTCTTAGGCTGCGGACCATTATTCATAGCCTCGTTCTTTAGCTTTTGGCCTTCTAATTGTCCAGGAGCCATAGCTTTGGCATGTTCATGCTGGAACTTATCGTTCTTAAGCTGAAGTTCTTGGCTCTGTAGTTCGCCCATCATCATGGCGCTCGGAGGTGGTTCTTCCTCCGCTTCTTTAATCTCTTCGTCAGAAATATTTGACCATACTCCTGTCTCTTCTGACATTTGGCGAAGTTCTTTAAGGGCGGTATCACGACGTACGACGTTCTTTTCAACTGCCATACAAATGGCATTTGTAAGAATGCCAGCCGTATCCGCCTTCTCTCTATCATCAATCTGATACAGAGAATTGAATTCAAAGTTGAAGTCTTCAGGTGGGTCTTCACCGTACATAGAGCGGTGCATTAGACGAAAGACAAGGCTGAGACCGGGCCGTAAATCTTTCTCTTGATCCGAATGACACTTGTCATAATAATTGGCTAGGTCGCCTTCTCCGGTATTATTAAGTCCGGAAGGGCTATCTCCAAACAAACGGACATACGGAATACGGGCTGCGCCGCATAGCTGATGTCCAAGTCTATCGATAATGTCGCCAATACCGGCAAATGTATACTGGTGTGTTTCAAACTTATCGTCGGCATCTATGAGGGTTAGACCCTCACTCGATTGATATTTACGGATCATAGCCATTTGTTGGGCGACAGCATCTAACAGCTTGCCGCCTTGGGCTATAATACTGCGCAAGTTCTTCAGACTCATTGTGCGCAGGTATGAGCGATAAATGGTCTGGGCAGCGCCTAAAGTTGCACTGTCAAAGGCCGTAATTCTGTCCCAAACTGGCTCTAAGACTGATGCGTTCCAGCCGTTTTCCCACTGCTGTTGCCAATACGGCAATTTAAAGCCATCCAGACGAATGACGCGCGAACCATGGATATTCCCTTGCGGGATAGCGCCATAATTGGCAATAACTTCGTAACTCTTAGGGAGACCGATATTTGGGCCGTATTCGGTTATTAGGTCTTCCCGGTGAGGCCAGACGAGCCAGCGGTCGAGAGGAAGGATTCCTTTAAACTGATCCTTCCCGACTGTTTCTGGCCGTAATGGAGTATCTAGGCGTTGACCATCGATCAGCATAACGCCTAAACAACCGCCATAAAGACGAGCCCATTTTATACAGGTATTAAGTGAAGGCCATATACCAAGCTCAGTTATTTGAGCTTGCATTTCTTCCATACGTTCAGGGTCAATTTCACCTTTAAACTCAACCCCTTCGCGGGTCATGTCGTCTGCCACAGCGTCAACCACTTCGCGGCAAATCCATGAACCACGATAAGCAAATTCTAGCTGAATTCTATTACGTGATATTGGATATAGAGAATAATGTGAGTGTGAATGCATATTATCTGCATTCATACCCAACTTAGCCTCAAAATTCTGGTAGCCGTCCATGCTCGATAAACGAGCACTAGCGCCTGTGGAGTCGTTTGCGCTAACTCTGACCCTAGGTTTCTCGATCATTTCTTACGAACTTTTTCAAAATGACTCCAAACCCCGTCAGGGCCTTCCCACTTGCCCCCACTCGCGGCTTTAGAGTATTCAGTCGCGCGTGTTTCAAAGAAATTAGCATGTTCTACGCCAGATAACAAAGACTGAAGCCAGGGAAGTGGATTTTCCTTATTACCACCATATACTTCTGGTAAATGAAGCTGGCGAAGTCTCCAATCAGCAATAAAACGTATATATGCCTTAATATCATCTGCCGACATACCCTTTACAGGGCCAAGGGCAAAGGCAAGATCGATAAACTTGTCTTCTAGCTCTACAACTGTTTTACAGCAATCTACTATATCAGATTGTACGGATTTATTGACAGCTTTAGTTTCGGCATTGAATGTGTGGTAAAGCTTTATAATAGCTTCACAATGCAGACTTTCATCACGTATAGACCAACTAATAATTTGACCCATACCCTTCATTTTATTAAAACGAGGGAAGTTCATCAGCATGGCGAAGGAAGCAAATAGTTGCAAGCCTTCAGTAAAGGCTCCGAACATTGCTAATGTTCTAGCAATATCTGCATGTGACTTTATACCAAAAGTCTGCATATAATCGTGCTTGGCTCTCATGGCGTCATATTCCATGAAAGCACCAAACTCTACATCTGGCATACCTATAGTCTCTAAGAGCATAGCGTATGCAGCAATATGTACTGTCTCCATATTAGTAAATGCCGCCAGCATCATTTTAACTTCTACCGGCTTAAATACTTTGGAGTAACGCTCCATATAGTTGTCGCAAACTTCAACGTCAGACTGCGTAAAGAAACGAAATATTTGTGTAAGAAGGTTACGCTCTTCGTCTGTAAGGTTTATAGCCCAGTCCTTACAGTCTTCTCCTAGAGGTACTTCTTCTGGTATCCAATGGACTTGCTGTTGCTTCTGCCAATACTCAAATGACCATGGATAACGGAAAGGCTTATATGCAATAGACGGCGTAAGTAAACCAGCCATTGGTTTTTGCTTTCTATTTTACTTATATTGGTTTTTTCTAGGCCCTGTTAGGATTTTATCAACATCCCAACCGTTCCTTACTCTACAACTAATGGTTAATGGACTAACACCAGCACGTCTTGCTGCTTCTGCATAGCTTATGGATTCTCCATCAATTACAATGAATTTATTAGTTCTTCTGTTATTTGCCTGTTCTCGTTTAGTTGCCCATTTGCAATTAGACTTCTCGTAATTCCTATTGTTATCAATTCTATCTAATGTATGAAATTTTGATGGCTTAGGTCCCATATCATCAATGAAATTTTGAAAGCTACCATTCCATCTATCACAGACCTTAATACCCCTTCCTCCATAATTATGGTATGCAGTATTTTTAGGATTATTACATCTATTCTTCATATTGATCCATGTATTATATTCCTGCGTAGTACCATTTGAAATTCTCCTATTATGAGAGTGCTTTGTATGTGTTAAAATTGCTTTTTCTATAGAAAAGCACCCGCAACTTTTACTTATACCTAAGCAGTCACATCTAACTAACCTAACTGTACCACAGTCACATATACACTTAACGAATGATCTATTATTGTGTATCTCTATTTCAGAGATAACTACCCATCTGTTAAATCTATCTCCATTACTTATATTTGACTTGCTAGGTGACCCCATGTTGCCATTCCATCATCTTGTGGATCAAATGCCATCATTACGGCATCCCCGCAGTTTGGACTGCGAGTGCCCTCTGGCTGCTTATCCACTACTAACTTAAGTCGTGCCCCCTTGGAAGCGGTCGGTTGACTAAGTTCTTTTTCGATTTGACGTAATAGGGGTAGATCAGAAGGAAGTACAATTAATTCATCTATAGGATAAGAAACGCCTTCAGTAACAGCCCTATATGTCTTTTCAAATCTTCTTCGTAATGCCCACCAACCCTGTGCTTTTCTATTGGCAAAGAAATCTTTGTTAAGTGGGCTTTGTATATCATTCGGAATTACATAAGATTCCGGATTTTGCGGGCCAGAGCCGGCATTCCAAGGAATGAAATTAATACTTTTAGATAATAAACCCTCTTCCATGAGACGGTTTGCTTCAGCTTTAACACCAGCACCAACACCAATCGAATCGTATTGTAGATCACAATACCCATTAAGACTGGAGATAGTGTCAATAGCATTACGAGTAGTAATGCCAGTATCTCTAGCTCCCCACTCGCTAACATGGATTAATCTAATACCCTTTCGAATAGCCAAAGCGTTACGATCACCAACATCTTCGGAATCGGCGACATCAAGAGCAGCACAGTAATTACCACTTACTTCAATACCAAGTTTTTTATCTGCATCAATTGCGGCTGATATCCATTCCGCTGGAATGATGACACCGGCTTTTGAAGCGGCGTAATTACGTTCTACTTCCTGTGCAAATATATGGTATAAACCCTCATCTATATACTTCTTCTTCTTTTCATCAAACCATTCCTGAGTTTTATCTGGATGATCTCTCCAATCGAATATAAAAACGTTAGTTACGCCCTTTTTAACATCTTCACCTGAATTCCATACCCATCCAGCTTCTCTTTTCTTGTGAAAAACATTCCCTAGTCCATTAACAGAACTAATATCTATTTGAATCCTAGTGTTATCACCAAGTGAAGCTTCAATTAGTTCTGGGTGTTCTGCGTGGGCGAATTCGTCTTTAAAATAGATCAACGTTCTACCGCCCCGGCCAATGTTATCGCCGGCTTCGCCAGTGATAGTAGAACCATTCTCAGGGTTTATAATCTTCATATGTGACATATGAAGTCTTGTGTTAAACCCCTTAGGTAAGAATTCTGGTGGTAATAACCTAACGATTATCCTCATCTTCTCAAAGATGGAAGACGGATCACCAGTCTTGTCTACCATAATCTCTTTTCTGGAGCCCCAGCCGATAGCTGCACCAGACCAAAAAAGCCACAGCCAAACGGAAAAGGCGCAGCACAACCAAGTGGCTCCGACATCCCGGCATTTTTCTATAAGACCGCCCTGTTCAGCTTTAATAAGCTTATAAAGGAATTCTATAAATTCACGCTGACGCGGGAACATGATGAACGGAATGGTGGTAAGTTTGCCTTCCTTACCAGCATTCCGTGGATCATACGTAACGCACCAGTGTTCTATAAATTCTGTTGGGCGCGTCCGGTAATACTCTTTCGCGCCCAAGATCATTACTTCTGGACGCGCACGGATAGCTAAGAGCCTACGTGTACGCTCTCTTAAGACTTCCGTATAGTTGACGGGCCACGCTTGTAGCTGGCCGTCCATTTATTACCGGTAGAAGACCGCCAGAGTAGCGCCAGTGGCCGGAGTCACAACGATACCGCTATTCATAGGCATTTCTAGATTGACACAACTTCCAAGAGTTGCGACAGTATACGCGGCAGACCACACCAGATTACTAGCAGCAGCGCCACCAGTAGTCGTGGTATCGTTGATCTGATCGTTACCGGCAGTACCAGCAACTACAACACAAACGGTCGCCACGACACCGGGGCTAGCCTTCACTACTGTAGCGGCAGTAATATTGGCAACGTTAAGGTATCCATGGGCTGTTTCAGTCGTACCATAATACGCCTGAGCATCGGCGGTAGTGGCTACCGAACCTAATGCGAATAGAGCCCCAAGGGCAAGAGCAGCAAGCTTTTTCATTTCACTTCCCAGATGGGGCTAGCTATTAACGGTAGGCGATTGAAACTATTGTAGTAGAACCGCCAGTAACGACTACAAGACCATTTTGGTATGGCAGTTCAAGCACAACACAAGCACCGGCGGTAGTAGTGGCTGGAGATGTATAGATTTCGTTGGATGCGCCTGCGCCACCAGTGGTAGCCGAATCATATATGGTCACTGTGCCAGTACCAGAACCAGTAGAGCAATACTCACCAACATAACCAATGCCAGCTTTTACAAGAGTGGCTGTATTGGAAATATTAGCTTTATTTGCATTACCATGAGCACTTTCTTGTGCGCCATAAGTAAACGGGATTTTGATGGAGCCGGCATCGGCCACGGTCGTAACCGAACCGACCATGAATAGAGCGCCAAGGACGGCGGCTAGAACCTTTTTCACTTCGATTTTTCCTTCCTAGGAGAGAAGTCTGAGCATCATACACGAAAAAGAGCCAGGGTAACAATACCCTGGCTCATCAAAAGTACAGTTTATATTGTATTATTAACTGTTTGTACTGATTATCCACCAGTAGTTGGCTGAATAGGCGTCAGGACTTGCCCATTGGTCCCCGTGACAGGGATATGGGTCTTTCCTTCCGACCAAGCTCGGATGACTTTTTCAGCCTCGTCCCGCCGCTTGTTATAGGGGGTGTTAGCCGGAATATTCACCTTCCCATACTTCAAGGCCAGTTCGGCGATCCGGAAGGTCGGGACGGCCTTACGGGTCTTGGTCGGGTCTTCCACACGACTGTATGGATAACCCTGAATGAACGCGTAAGCCAGTTGAGAGGCCCGAGATTCATTACGAACCTCATACGTTCTATGATTATGAAGACCGAAGTATTCACTCCGGTAACTATCAATAGCCGGTTGAGCATTCTCAGGGACGGTAGAACCGTCTTCAACGTTCACAGCAGTTTGGTCTAACCACCATTTTAGAGAACGTTTTACACGACGCTCTTCATGGCGGATGATCGTAGCCTCTTCCGCGAGGCTCTTGATCTTAACTTTCAGGTAGGATTTCATAGGTAGTAGTCTCAGATAAGGTTTGTAACGAGTAGTTGTTTCGGTACTTACCCCACCTGGGAGGCCCTCGGGCTTTCTACCTGAGGTATTGGTTAGCGCGTTCCATGCTTCTTTAGCCTTTTCAATTAGAGTCATTGCGTGCCCTTTTCAGCTTGATCTGCGGGGACCTTTGGTCCTGCGACAATATTTTTGTTTTTGACTGGTCCCCATAGGTCCCAGCCTAGTAGATATGTAGCAAGAAAAGTGCCCACAGGGAAGACCGGTGCCATTAGTGCGACAACAGCGACGTTACCGGCCTTTAGCTTATAGGTCGTTTCCTTGCACTGCCCGTCTTGGTTTTCGAAGCCATAGGGATGGCAGACATCCCCATTGCTTGCGTACATGGTCGTAGCGCACCCACTGAGGATCAAAGTGCTCAGAAAGGTCGCTAGGAGCTTTTTCATTGTCTCGGCCACACTTCCGGACGGCCCACCGGATCGTTCAATGGACCGCCCTCATGGTGATACTTCCAATCGCCGCCGTTATATACAACGCGATTATATGTGCATCCCGAAGCATATAGAGATAAGAGACATAGTAGTAGTCTCATTATTTCCCTTTTTCTTTCACTGGACCCCATAGATTCCAGCCTAGGATATAACCAGTACCAATCCAACCAAGCGGTCCAAAGAATAGGAGGCCAGCGCCAAGAGCGGCGTTGCCTGGACGAACTTCATACTTGGCATATGGGCATTGGTCATCGGCATTTGCAATACCGTGTGGTTCACAACGCACACCAGTACTTGTATACATGGTGGTAGCGCATCCACTCAGCATCAGAGCAGCCATTGCAGAGACGATCAGCTTTTTCATTAGTCTTTCTCTCTAAGAGCACGAAGTCTTCTACCGTATAAAAGAGCAGCTTCGTGTAGGGCTAATTCAGCTTTTCGATATTCTTCTAAGTTGAAAGCCTCGGCGCTATCAATAACCGAAGCATATTCGCCGGCAGCTTCTACCAAAGTTTGGGCTAGTTTTTGGTCGCTGTCGGTCATTATGGTTATTTCCTTATTGCTTTACCAACTCTAGTTGGTTTTCGTTGAAGATATGAGCCCAACCCTCTTCATGTTCTACGACGACACGGTAAAATCCGTCTTTGTTCTTATATACGGCTTTTACAATTCCGTTAAACTTGTAACCTTCGATCTTAGTGACGTGATCACCGGCTGTGAATTTTGGTTTGATTTCAATTAATTCGACAAAAGTGACTTCTGATCTTCCTTTATAACTACAGGAAGAAGAGAATAAAAATTTTCTATCTTTAATAGATATTTCTCTATTATCTCCGGGCTCCCATTTAATGAATTCCGACATAAAGTCTTGTATTTCTTGATCTATCCCGAAGACTTTTACCTTAATCATCCAATACCACCGTCACCGAAAGCACGGATCGAGGCCCACAACTTGTCCTTGTCGATTTTGTGCATTTCGTCCATCAACATGATGTTGACGTATTCTGGTTTCTTTGGAATTGGTACTTCCGTTTTAACCAGATCAGTCGCAGCAATGCTTTCAGGGTATTGGAATGCTTCTTTCCGTTTTTCTCCAGTAAAATATTCATATACGTGTTTTTCAAACCCCACAGTCCAGCCGTCCCTAATAAAAATAGTATCCCCGTGATTTGTAAGAATTAATTCACCACTACCATTAGTAATAGTCACGTTACCATCTGCATCCGGGGAATTATTAGTGGTCATCGTGCTCAAGCTCTTCAATAGTAATGTACTTGTGATTAATTCCGTCCACGGTCCACTGAATGGAGCCTTTGCCGGTCTTAAAGGACGCCAGGGTCTTGGCAGAGGCAGGGACTACCTTCTTACCAACCTTTGATTCTGGGGTATGTTCTTTGATAAGAAGCTCTTTGCCCTTATCAACCTCAACGCTGATGTTTACTTTTGACACTTAGTCAACTTTCAGTTTGAATTTGGTGTTCCAACGTTCCAGGGTGGTCGTATAAGATTCTTCCTTGTTCATACTCTTATATACAACAGCCTGTAACCATTCGCCTGTGTCTGGATGCTTCATCTTATGTTTAGCGGTCATTAGATAATAACAACCGCCATCATCAACGTGGGTATAAAAGACGGAATGCAAAAACACTATATCGTCCTTTGACTATCCATGGAAGTCAAGTTTTGGTGGGTAAGATCGTCGGATTTACAGTCCGAGGCCCTTCCAACCGAGCATCACACCCCCTTTAACCAAATTCGAAGCCTAGTTCTTTTAGTTCTTCATCTAGAAGCTCTTTAGCACAGATAAACTCAAAAGCCTTCATATAAAGAGGCGAATATCTATTTACGTGCTCAAGAATTTCGTCGGCAAGGTCTTCTAGAGAGACGTGCGCGCCTTGACGGCGC